GAAATCTCGCGAGGCCACAGCCCCGCCTTACGCATTTGAACAATGCGGGCGTCTCGCTCAGCGTTTTTCATGCGCGTTGCTCTCCAACGAATTTCCAGAGTTGACGGTCCAGCTCAGCGGGCGTGACGCGGCGCAAAAGGCCCCCCGCCGCGCTCGACTGCGGCGAGGGGAGTTTGGCGCCTCCAAGGTGGAGTTCACCGGCTAGGCGATCAACGGTCGCCTCCGGGGTGTCTGTGTTTTCAGGCGCCACCCGAAGCGGGTTAGCCTCTGCCTCGTAGCGCCGAGGCGCGGGTTTGGAGGCCCGCTGCTCATGTTCAGGACTGGCCATCTAAGCGGCCTCGCCGAAAATGAAGCGCGCCGCCGGGATGCCCGTCAGGGCCTCCAGCTTGACCGCCGTTTCAGGAGATGGGCGATTGACGCCCGTGCGAAGCCGAAGAACCTGGACGCGGCTAACACCGACCCGCGCGCTAACCGCACCGTCCGTGTACCCGCTCGCCTTCATCCATTGGGAAAGAATGGTCATAGTCCCGATGTACGCTAGCGGTACAATTTCCGTCAAGCGTCAATGTACGTCAGCGCCAATGGACCGTGCTACGTTGCGGCGCCACGTTGGCCGCATGATTAAGCCCCGGCATTTTTTGCGCGAGTGGCGTCAGCATAAGGGCCTGACGCTAGAGCAGATCGCGGAGCGGCTTCACACCACGCACGCCACGATCAGCCGCATTGAGCGCGGCAAGCTGCCTTACAATCAAACCTTGCTGGAAAAGCTCGCTGAGGAGTACGGCACCGATCCCGCAAGCCTTTTGATGCGCGATCCCAGCTCGCAACGCTGGTCAATTCTTGACGACGTGACGCCCGTGGAGCGTGGCCAGGTAGCCGCGTTTATCGAGGCGATCCGCAAAACCGGAACCAACGGCTAAACCCTAACAATTTCAGACCTAGCAAGGCGTTGGCGGAAAATGTACCGTCACCGCACATTTTCTGTTGACCTGTTGTGTACGCTACCCGTACATTCTCTCTCGTACACAGCGAGAGACACCGATGCAGACCGAACGCGAGCTTTTCAACACCGCCGACAGTTTTGACGCTGGCATCATCGGCCTTGATGGCCCTGCCGAGCATTACGAAGCCGACGGCCTGCGGCTGACGGTCGGTTATGACCACCTCGGCCCGTGCTTCACGCTGAACGGCCCGGAAGGCGAGATCGTCCTTCAAGCGCCCGCCGCGAAGATCATCGCCGAGATGATTGGCGAACAGCTCCGCTACGCGAAAGCGGCGGCATGACCCGCCCCAGCCGATCCGCCGCCAACTACCTCACCGTCGTGCTGATCGTTTGGGCGGCGCTCATCTGGATGATCGTTCAATGACCATCGAAAAGCAGCCCTACACCATCCGCCGCATGTCGTGGTCGGACCTCCCGCCGATCACGGTGGAAATCGAGTGCGCCGCGACCACGCCCGAAGGCGTCAAGCTGGGCTTGGCGGTAAGAGTGGCGGTTGGCAGGAAAGAAAGCCTGTCCGGCGCGTACCTGTCCGGCGCGGACCTGTCCGGCGCGTACCTGTCCGGCGCGTACCTGTCCGGCGCGTACCTGTCCGGCGCGTACCTGTCCGGCGCGGACCTGTCCCGCGCGGACCTGACCCGCGCGAACCTGTCCGGCGCGTACCTGTCCGGCGCGGACCTGTCCCGCGCGGACCTGACCCGCGCGAACCTGACCCGCGCGTACCTGTCCGGCGCGAACCTGTCCGGCGCGGACCTGACCCGCGCGGACCTGTCCGGCGCGAACCTGTCCGGCGCGGACCTGACCCGCGCGGACCTGACCCGCGCGAACCTGTCCGGCGCGTACCTGTCCGGCGCGGACCTGTCCCGCGCGAACCTGACCGGCGCGGAAATCCACGGCGAGCCCGTTACCCACTGCTTTGCCCGCGTCATGCGAGACGACGGCTACACCTTCCTCGCGATGCAGCTTGAGGCTGGGGGCGTGAAGATCGCCGCCGGGTGCCGCTGGTTCACGCTCGCCAAGTTCCGCCAGCATGTCGCGGACAGCTACCCCGGCGAGCCCAAGGCGGTCGAAACGCTCTGGATTTTGAGCGCCATCGAACAGCGCGCCGCTGATCTGGGCATCGCCCTGGAACCCACCGCGACCGTTGAGGAGCCCGCCTGATGGCTTTGCTCGACTGGTCCCCCATCAACAGAACACCGCGACCTGACCCCTGTAAGGCGTCGCGGCAGGGCCGGGGCGACCACGCCCCCCCGGTAGCCCCGGCCCAACCCCTCACCGGCTCACTGGCCGACTATGACGCCCTAGCCGAAGCTGTGGACCGCTACCGCTCGACGTGGGGGCGCCCGGCTTACGAGGCCATGCGCGACGCCGCGACCCGATGCGGGATGCCGCAGGGAGAGCCGCCGCTGTCGTGGTCCGTCCGCCGGGTGAACACCTACCGCAACATGATGGAGAGCGCGTCGTGAACCCGTCCAGCGACCCCGACCAGATCGGAGGCCCCGACGCCTGCCTTGTCGCGGCGACTTGCCCCGATTGCAGCGAGCCGATCCCCACCGGGCGCCCCTTCGAAGTCATGGCCGCCGAGGACCACGACGGGAGCCCCTGTCCTGACTGTCAATTCCTGAATGGAGCGCCTGTCTGATGGCCGCTTATCGCATTGTCATCCCCAACACCGGCCACGTCATTGAGGCGGTGGACGTGTTCGCCAGGGCGAAGGCCCGCGCCGAATGGCATCGCAACCGCCTCGCCCATCCGACCTATCCCCCGGAAGTCATCGTCCAGCGTGTCGGGCCTGATGGCCGGGCGCGCAAGGTCTGGCCGAAAGGGGTGACGGCGTGAAGACCCTCCTCCAAGCCCTCCCCCTCCTCCTGATGGTCCTGATCCTTGGGGCCATTACTGCGGCGATGTTCTGGTGACGAGCCGTCCCGAACCAACCACCAACCTCCGGAGAAGACCATGAACGCCGTTACCAAGCTCGTTGAGCGCGAAGACCCGCCCCGCGCCCTGACCCCGATGGACATGGTTCAGCACGCCGTCCAGACCGGCGCGGGCCTCGACGTCGTGTCGAAGCTGATGGACCTGCACGAACGCTGGGAAGCCAACCAGGCGCGCAAGGACTTCGACGAGGCCATCGCCAGCGCCAAGGCGGAAATCAAGCCCGTCGCCCGGAACAAGAAGGGCCACAACGACAAGCGGTATGCCGACTTCGCCGCGTACGCCCGCGAGGTTGACCCGGTGTTGGCCCTCTACGGCCTGTCCTATCGGTTCCGCACCGAACAGGATGACCGGATCAAGGTGACGTGCATCCTGTCGCACAAGAACGGCCACAGCGAGACGAACACACTTGCCGCCCCCCCGGACTCGTCGGGCAGCAAGAACGCCATTCAGGCCATCGGCTCAACGCTGACCTACCTGCAACGCTACACGCTGACGCAGGCGCTGGGCCTCGCCGCGTCTGACGATGACGACGGCCAAGTCGGCGGCGCGGGTGAGCCGATCACGAACGAGCACCTGATGGAGCTTCGTGACCTGATCGAAGCGACCGGCGCGGACCTCGCCCGGTTCTGCAAGCACATGCGCGTCAACCAGCTTAGCGACCTCCCCGACAAGCGTTTCGGTGAAGCCGTGGCCGCCCTCAAAGCCAAGGAGCGCCGCGCGTGATCGTCCAAGGCAGCGAAGAATGGCACCGCATAAGGCTTGGCAAGGTCACGGCCTCCCGCGTCGCTGACGTGATCGCCAAGACCAAGACCGGCTATGGCGCCAGCCGGGCCAACTACGCCGCCGAGCTGATCGCCGAGCGCCTGACGCAATCGACGGCGCCCAGCTTCACGAACGCCGCCATGCAATGGGGAACCGATCAGGAGCCCCACGCCCGCGCCGCATATAGCTTCCTGCATGACGTGGACGTTGAGGAGATCGCGTTCGTTGACCATCCCGAGATTGCCATGAGCGGCGCGTCACCGGACGGGCTGGTCGGGCTGGACGGGCTGGTTGAGTTCAAGTGTCCGAACACCGCGACGCACCTCGACACGCTCCTGAGCGAGACCGTCCCCGGCAAGTACGTGACGCAGATGCAATGGCAGATGGCCTGCACGGGCCGGGCGTGGTGCGACTTCGCCAGCTTTGACCCGCGCCTGCCGCCGTCCATGCAGCTTTTCGTCAAGCGGGTAGACCGCGACGCGAGCCTGATCCTAGACCTGGAGACGGAGGTTTCGGCCTTCCTCGCCGAGATTGACGCCAAGGTCGCGGCGTTGACCGAACGCTATGCGAGGGCGGCGTGAGTGCGTCCACCCGACACGCCCCGGATCATCGCGGCCCGCGCGTTCTGCCGTGCGGTGCTGGACGCCTTCCCCGGTACGGAGATCACCGTCCGTGACCCGCCCCCTCGTCATCCTCAACACCAAGGCCAACCGGCAGACCGCCGCCAACTGGTGCATGAACGCCCCGGAGGGAACGCAGGTCGAGTTCCGCGAGCGCCTTCGGACGGACGATCAGAACCGCAAGATGTGGGCAAGCCTGACTGACCTCGCCCGCCAGCGCCCGTTCCACAACGGCGTCAAGATGAGCCCCGACACCTACAAGGCGATGCTGATGCACGCCCTTGGCCATGAGACCCGGTTTATCCCGACCCTGGACGGCGACGGCGTGTTTCCGCTGGGGTTCCGCTCCTCGCGCCTGACCATCCCCGAGATGAGCGACCTTCTGGAATTGCTCCACGCCTTCGCCGCCCGTGAAGGCGTCACCCTCAACCAGACAGAGGCAGCTTAATGGCCAGCCCGTCAGAAAGAGCGATGATCGGCGTCGGCTGGTTTTTCAGCGCGTCTCACCGCGACCCAGTTCGCCGCGAGGTTCACGGCCACAGCTATGAGGTTGTGTGCTGGTTTGATGCGGACGGGCGCGACGCCGTGGTGTTGCAAGAGAAGCTGCGCGTCATCCTGACCGCGTGGGACCACACCACGCTTCCCGACGACCTGTCGCGCGCCGAGGATTTGGCCGCTGCTATCATGCAGGTGATGGGCTGCGAAGGCGTCCACATCTTTCGGCCCGTCGAGCGGCTTTACGCGAAGGTGGGGCGATGCGGATGATCCACTATCACGGCGGGCCAATCACGCCGTTGACGGCGCTCTACAGCCTCGCCGGGCGCTGCTTCTGCGTCAGCCATGCTCACCCCGAACAGGTCGAGCGGATGCACGAAATCGGGCAATCCGTCATGCTCGACAACGCTT